AGTCGATCAAATCAATAGAAAGATCGGTGGTGGAAATATAGATGTTAGGGTATTTCGTTCTCTTGAATTGGCTAAAGATAGTCTAGAAAAAGCGTTAAAGCGTTTATAAGGAATAGTAATGTTAAAAGAAATACTAGAAAAAGAAAATCAGGAAGATGTACAGAAACTTTGGGATGATTTTGACAAGGAATATAATAAATTCACAAAAGCATTAAGAAAGGTCGGAGTAGATCGAATGGTGATGTCTGAGATGGATGATTTAGAATATGAGATGTTTGAGTTACTAGGAGTTAAGGCGTGATGTTAAAAGAAATACTAGAAAACTTAAAAGAAGATATCGCTAAAAAGAGATTTGCTGGGTATGATTTCTCTTGGGACGGGAAGGTCATTACGATGTCAAAAGACGGGAAAGAAATTTCTAAGAAAGACGCACCGTCATTTACGTCGACTAAGATGAAAATGATGATAAAATCACAATAAGGAAAATTACATGTTAAAAGAAATACTAGAAAAGATCGAGAGTTTTGAAAACACTAAACATAAGGCACTTATGGAAGAAACTGATTATCAGAAATTCTTCCAAAAGAAACTTAAAGAATGGGGTGTAAAATCACCAGCTGAACTTGACAAAGACAAAAGAAAGAAATTCTTCAACGAAATTGAGAAAGAGTGGAAGTAAAATGTTAAGAGAAATCCTTGAAAATTTAAAAGAAGGAAAGGAAAACCTGAAGGTCGGGTATGATTATGAATTCAAAAAAGATGGTATGTACTGGGCTGGAAAAGTCGTGAAAGTCATTAACAAAGATAAAGTATTGGTTTCATTAACGACAGATTTAAGGAAGGATTGGGAAAGAAACGTATCGTCTAAATTCCCACCGACTGCGATTGAATTACCGATGATTCAGGTCAATACATAATGCTTATAGAGATATTAGAAGAGCTTGACGAAATAGTTGGGAATAAAGACCCAAAAGCTAAGAAACATGCCAAGAAAGTATCTCAAGCACGAGCTAAGGTTAAGTGTAAAGGCAATCTAACTCCTTCTAAAATAAAAGACACGGGTACAGTTGTAAAATTCAAATGTACTCCTAAAGATAAAGTCAAAGCCAGAAAAATGGTAAAAGTTAGAAGAAAATTCAACAAAACTCCAAGTGCTAGAAAAGCAACTAAGAAGGCACAACTCACTAAAAAATTCCGAAATTAAGTTAAGTTTAAGCATCAAATAGTATAATAGTTCCAAAATAAGAACTAAGGACTACTATTTGACAATTTACGATAAAGACGAAAGTTATTCTATAATAGAATTCAACGACCATACTGATAAAGAAGCGTTAGACCTTAGAATGGCTCTTATGGAAGATTTATCCGTTTTTGTTGACGGATACAAGTTCTCCCCTAAATTCCGTGCTGGTGTGTGGGACGGAAAGAAATACTACTTCAAGATGTTGAAAGATATGTCGATGCAAATCCCTAAAGGGTTAGTCGGCACTGTCTTAAAACGTTTTAACCAACACATGACGGAGGATTACGTTCCTCTAAAACAACCACCCGAAGTCACTAGACAGGAAATTCTAGACCACGCAGAATTCATCGGACTACCATTTGAACCATATGACTATCAAATTGACGCAGTCCTGAAATCTATGAATGAACCTCGCTCTATATTAGTTGCTGCCACTGGTGCTGGTAAATCCCTAATCATTTATCTTATAATGACTTTTCATGCTAGGCAAAAGCGTAGAGGGCTTCTAATAGTCCCGAATGTTGGTTTGGCTGAACAAATGCAATCTGATTTCTTGTCATATGGGATGACGCCAGAAGATTTGAAAAAACATTTCCACACAATTTACGCTGGTAAAGAGAAAAACTTTAATAAGTTAATGACGACAACTACTTGGCAGTCAGCTATTTTAATGAATAGTTATGATTTCAATGCATTAGATTATGTTCTAATAGATGAGGCACACTTGGCAACTGGTGAGTCACTCCAGAAGCTCCTCTCTACATCAAAGAACTGCTTATGGAAAATTGGTCTCACGGGTACATTGCCCAAAACATATGAAGGGAGATTTACGCTTGCTGCGACGTTAGGGAAATCGAAGAAAATTATCACTCCGCAAGGATTGATAGAAAGAGGTTTGGCGACACCAGTTACGATTGTCACTGTATATTTCAATTATCCTTTAGCAGATAAAGCAAAGGTGAAACTCCTAAAAAATTACCAAAAGGAAGTCAAGTATATAGAAGAACATTTTGAAAGAAATAGATTCATCGCGAGAATGGTAATTCAAGCCACTGAAAAATACGGGAATTCACTTATTATGTACAATTCTATTTCTCACGGAGAGTTTCTACTTGAGTTAATTCTTATGGAAAAATTCAATATTGATAAACCAATGGTCCTTGAAAAGGTGACTCCGAAGCGTGTGGGAGCAATAAAGGAAGAATACCCTGACGGCGTTGGTGTATTTGTGTTAACTGAAATGACCGAGAAAGACAGAAAGACATTGTTGAAATTTTATAGTGCCTCTGATATAGAGAATATCAAGGTTCTGAGTGACTACCATATTTATCTCATTAAGGGTTCTATCGAAGGTGAGACTAGGAACGAAATCAGGAGTTTATTGGAAAATGTCGAAGACGGAATGATTATTGGTTCAGCCCAAACTGTATCGACGGGAATGAACGTTAAACGTCTTCATAATTTTTTCGCATCATCAAGTACGAAATCTTCAATCCGATTGAACCAAAGTATTGGTAGAGGGATGAGGTTACACGAAGATAAGGATATGTTGAGATATTTTGACTTCATAGATGATTTCAGTACGGTTGCCAAAACGGGAAGAGTGACAAATAAGAATTATGTTCTGAAACATAGCTATGAACGGCTAAATGAATATATAGAACACGGTTATCCTATAAAGGAAATAGAAATTACACTAAATGGAGGTGAGAATGAGTAAAATAGATTTACCAGACAGAAAGGTGCGGAAGGAAATCCCACCGATGATTTTCTTTGAAAATGTGTCCCAACAAGCAGTATGGGAATGTATTTTGAAGGATGAAATAGATTCTGGGTTTTGGCATAAGGTTCGTTTTGAGAAACACCGTTATCTATTGGCGAGAACTTTCGTGTATCCGAAACAACCTGGAATATCATTCCCACCGTCTCAAATGAGTTTCTATTTTGATAATATGGATTTTATCAATGATAACGGGTATTTTATCGCAATGGTGATGAAGTTGGCTGAAACATACAAGCTAGAGATGAAAGAGTTGGTAACGTTGGCGAAATATGTTGAAAGGTTTATTATGATCGACTTTCACGATGAAAATGCTAATTATCGCCGAATACAAGTTGGTTATATCCCACCGAGCCAACTCCAATCATTACCGGAAAATCAGCGTGAAATATACAAACAAACTGAAGACTACTTCCAAAACCGTGGAATTTTGATGGAAGATGTAGTGAATGTATTAAAAGACAAACCAAAGACAGTCAAAGAAGTAAGAAAAATCATGTTGGAGATTTCTGAAGTTTTAAAGAAGAAAGTCGACTTAAGTGAGATTTTAGATAAAGTAAAGAATTAAGTTGTCTTTAAGCTTAATTTAATATAATAATAGGATATAACATCAAACACAGGAGAAATGAAAATTGTTAAATGAAAATACTAGAAAGGGATTGAAGACCCTTACCACCGTAGGAAATGCTGCGATCGTTAGATACCCTTGGACATCAGTCCTTCAGAAGAATAAATCAATCATCGCGTTCATCAATTTAGAGGAATATGGTGAAGAACCATTTGAGGAATTCGGGTTAGAAGAAGCACTGAGTGAATTCCTATCGTTGGTAGATTTTTATCAAGACCCTGAAATTTCAGCGGACGGAAACCTTATCACAATTGAATCAGGAAAACAAGTTCAGCACTATGAAACTTCAGATCTAGATTCTATGAAATCTTTCGATATACCAGTTACGGCTTTGGAAAACGTTTCAAAAACTCCAGAAATTATCAACTTTGAAATCACCGCATCTGAACTTTCTCGTTTGAAAAAGATTTCATCAATTACGAAGGCAACGTCTTTGATCGTTGGTGGTAAAGAAGACGGGGAAAGTACGTTGACCGTATGTAGATTAGATAGAAATAACAATATCTCTAATGACAGTGTCACTGAATACCCTATGTCTTCAACTGAAGATATTAATGTGGTGTTTGATATGATGAATATTGCGAAACTTCCTGAAAAATCATATCAGGTTTCTATTAAAAGATCAGCAACAACTGGTAATGGAGTTTCTATTTGGACCGTTGAAGATGAACCAATTAAGATCATCGTAAGTGTCTCTGATCTCTTCTAAAAATAGTTAAAAAATTAGTAAAATTTTACTAAAAAATTACGCTAAAACGCCATAAAAACGGCGTTTGAACGTTAAATACTATTAACACGAACAACTCAAAATGGAGGGGAATGTGATGACATAAAATACATAAAAAACGAAAAATACGAACAAAACGCTGAACACATAAAATACATAAAAAACGAAAAATACGAGGAAACGAAAATGGGAAAATATAACTGGGATAACCTGAAAGGAAAATTACAAAAAGGTGTTGGTGAAAAACAACAAAATGATTACGACGACCCACGTGAGTGGAAACTACAAAGAGACGAACAAGATAATGGAACAGCTGTAATTAGATTGCTTCCAGGAAAAGGTGGGGATACTCCTTCTATTGTTAGAGTCTATGAACATTCAATCCGAATTTGGAACAAATCAACAAACAAATACAGATGGTATATTGAGCCGTCACCAGCAAGCATCAAAGAAGACTGTCCAGTAAGTTCAATCTATTACGAACTTGGTGATATGGGAACTGAAGAAGCGAAGAAAATGCAAGAAACGTTTAGTCGTTCAGTCAAATTCATCTCGAATATTCTTGTGGTAAATGACCCAATGAATCCTGAAAACAACGGTAAAATCTTCTATTGGAAGTATGGTGTAAAACTATTTGAAAAATTCAAACAAGCTCTTGAGCCAACTGAATCACAAATCAAAGTTGGTAAGAAGCCTATTCAACTATTCGACCCTGAAGATGGTGCGAATATCACACTTGATATTAAAAGATCAGGTCAGTTCCTGAATTATGACGATACAACTATCGAAGCACCTTCACGTGCATTTGATACCGAAGAAGAAATGGATGAAGCCGTTCTTGAAAGATGTTATGATCTTCAGGAGTTCATTAGTGCTGATTACTATAAACCATACGCGGAACTTAAGAAGAAAATCGCAATGGTACTAGAAAAATCACCACAGGAAGCATTTTTGATCGCGAATGGGTCAGAGATCATTTCAGAGCCGTATAAATCTAAGAAAGATGGTCAGAGAGATTCTAGTTCTTCAACTGAAACGAATACTGACGAGGCATCAATTTCTGTTGGTACAACATATAAACCTAAAACGAAAAAAGTTGAGGTAAATGAAGACCCAGAATTGGCAGAAGCTGTTGACTCAGTGGTTAATGAAGCAAAGGCTGAAAAGGTCGAGAAGAAAGCACCAGTCAAGAAAGCACCAGCGAAAAAGCCTTCGACTGAATCTGATGAAGATATTCTAAGTATGTTGGATGATCTTTAATCGGTGTGCTTCGGCACACAATGAAAATAGAAGGATAGTAAAATGGTAATTGTTGATTTTAGTCATTTAAGTATGAGGAATCTATACGTCGCGATTTCCCAAGCCAGACCGTCAAAGGTCGATGGGAAATTTGTCACGGGTGAATTCATACAGATGTACAAACACCTAATGTTGCAGTCTCTAAGACATATTTCAGATAAATTTCATTCATACGGCGAGGTCATTCTCGCTTTAGATACTTCTTCAAATTGGAGAAAGGAAATATATCCGTCTTATAAAGGACAGAGGAAAAAAGACCGTGATGAAAGTGACGTTGATTTTCCAGAGTTTTTTAAAGAGGTTGAGCTTTTCATAGAAGCATTAGATGAGTTTTTCCCCTATAAGGTTATCAGGGTAGAAAGAGCCGAAGCAGATGATATTGTTGGTGTATTATGTAAGAAATATGCACCATATGAAAAAGTCGTAGCGGTTTCTAGTGATAAAGACTTTAAGCAAATTCTTGAATATGGTGCAGATTTGTACGACCCTATTAAAAGACAAAAAGTCAAAATGACGGCTGAAGAACTTAAAGAATGGAAATTGATACATATCCTTATTGGGGATGATAGTGATAATATTCCTCACATAAAGAGGGGAACTCAGTTCACTGACACATTCTTAGCATATTTGAAAGCAAATAGTGTGTTCGTAAATGACCCTGAGGAATTTAATGAATTAAGCGTCTCAGAAAAACTATACGCGAATTTTGATATCCCTAAAAAGAACAAAAAAGGGGAAATCCTTCAGGAATTGGATATTTTCAAAGCAACTCCATTCGGTGAAGCTGGTGCGAAAAAATTCATAGTAGACATCAAAGAAAACCTGAAGCAGAACAAAATCTATATTCAGAATTTCAAGCGTAATAAAGAGTTGGTGTTATTTGACAGTATTCCTGATGACGTCCAAGAAAAAATATTGGACGAATTTGATGCTATTGAATTTCAATACGACCCGAATAAAATTCTTCAATTTCTGACGGAAAACTCGTTGACGACACATTTGATGAACATAACTGATTTTTATATTGACGCCAAGAAAGCACAAGAAACACAAGGGCTTTCGGAATGGGTTTAAGTTAACTTTAATATAAGAACAGTATAATTCAATATGGTAGAAAACGCATTTAAACAAGCTCTTAAGAAGAGTGGGGTTTTAGAAGCAGTTCCAAGTTTCGATAGGAATGGTCATTACTACACAGTAATAAAGGTCACGACTAAAGAAACGGCTGATAAATTTATCAGTGAAGCTTCTAAATTAGGAATTAAGGTGAAAGCTAGTCTATACGAAGAAGGTATGGATATCTGGGTTTTCAAAGCATATAACACATAGGAAATAAAAATGAAAATTGAAATGAATCACGAAGAAGAAGATATGGGGAAACTTTTTGAGAGCGTTGTTATCTCAGAAAAAGAC